GGTCTTTTTTTCGTCATCCAAAATGGCGAAAAAGCCTAGCAAAAAGCGCCGCGCCAAACCTGGACGCCCCGCGCTCCCGACCGCGGAAAAATTCCGACGCGGGACGATCCGGCCCTGTCGCCTGAAGAAATCCCGCGCGACCCGTACGCGAACAACTGCGAAAAACCAGCAGACCCCCACCGGACGCCGGAACTTCACCGCGATCACCGACGGCTATGTCCGCGACGTGATCGCGGGGCGGATGGTCGCGGGCAAGTGGACGCGGCTGGCATGCGCGCGGTTCGAGCGGATGCGCCTGTCGGCCGACTACCGCTGGGCGCCCGACCAGGTGCACGCGGTGTGCACGTTCGTCGAGCGCTTGCCGCATGTGGAGGGGCGCTGGAGCTCGCCGACGATCACGCTGGCGCCGTGGCAAGTGTTCATCCTGGCCGCGGTCTACGGGTTTCGGAAAGTGGACGGGAGCCGGCTGGTCACGACGGTGTTTTTTCAGGTCGCGCGCAAGAGTGCGAAATCGACCCTGGTCGCGGCGTGCGCGCTCTATCACCTGGTGGTCGAGCGCGAGCCCGGCGGGCAAGTGGTCTGCGGGGCGTCGACCGGCAGCCAGGCGCGGATCGTGTTTTCCATCATGCAGCGGATGGTCCGGCGCGCGGCGTGGCTGCGCAAAGACGGCCTGCAGACGTTCGCGAACGCGATCACGTTTGACCCGACCGGCGGCTACGCGAAACCGATCAACGCGAAGAGCTCGACCCAGGACGGGCTGAACCCGTCGTTCATCAGCCTGGACGAATCGCACGCGCAAGACTTCAGCCTGCACGACGTGCTGAAGAGCGCGCAGGGCAGCCGCAGCGACCCGATGCTGATGGCGCCGACGACGGCCGGCTATTCGCTCACGTCGGTCGGCTACGCGCTGCGGTCGACGGCCCAGAAGGTGCTCGAGGGGGTCGTCACGGCCGACCATTTTTTCTGCGCGCTCTACGAGCTCGACGAGGGCGACGACTGGAAAGACGAACGCGTGTGGGTCAAGAGCGCGCCGATGATCGGCACGACGCCGACGCTCGATTACGTGCGGCGCTATCGCGACGACGCGGTCGCGACGCCGGCGCTGCAAGGGGAATTCGAGGTCAAGATCGGCAATCGGTGGTTGCATTCGGCCTCGACCTGGCTGTCGGTCGCGGCGTGGCAACGGTGCGCGGATCCGACGCTGACCCTCGAGGCGTTCGAGCATGAACCGTGCTGGATCGGCGTCGACCTCGCGGAGCGCGACGACATCGCCGCCAAAGCGCTGGTGTTCAGGCGCGACGGCCTGGTCTACGTGTTCGTGCGCGGGTATCTGCCGGCGCTGGTGGTGCAGGAGCGCGCCCAGGCCGTGCCGGCGTACCGGCAATGGGTCGCCGACGGCGAACTGGTCGTCACCGACGGCAACATGACCGACTACGCGACGATCGAGGCCGACCTGCGCGCCGATTGCGAGCGGTTCGATGTGAAAGCGATCGTGATCGAGCGGTACGGCGCGCTGCACCTGGCGGCGAACCTGAGCGCGAGCGGTCTGCCGGCCTACATCGAAAGTAAAAACGCGAAGATCTTCACACCGCCGGCGAAAGACCTCGAGGTGCGGATCAAGACGCAGCAGATCCGCCACACCGGCAGCAGTTTTCTGACCTGGCAGATCTCCAACGTGTGCGTGGAGCGCCGCCGCGACGGGTCGCTGCTGCCGACGAAAGATGCCGCCTTAAGCCCGAACAAAATCGACGCGGTGGATGCGCTGCTGCTGGCGCTGTCGCGCCTGCTGGTGATGAGCACGGCGCCGCCGGCCGAGTACGGGATCTATGTGTTTGGCGGGTCGCCGTGAAACGCAAGCCGGGCCGGCCACCGCTCGACCCGACCGACCCGTCGGTCGATGTCTACTTCCGGCTCCCGTCGAAAGAGTACGCCGCGCTGTGGAAAAAGGCCGCGGAGGCCCGGTGCACGGTGCCCGAACAGATCCGGCGCCTGCTGACGGGCCGCCGGTATTTACCCCAGTAAATTCACGGCGCGTGCCGGAGGGCGCGTAGACTGCCGGGCCAATGCTCACCCGTGCCTGGTCGACGCTCGAGATCAAAGGGGTCGACCTCGAGGCCCGCGAAATCGAAGGCATCGCGTCGACGCCGACGACCGACCGCCGCGGCGACATCGTCGAGTCGAGCGGCGCGCAGTTCACGCTGCCGATCCCGCTCCTCTGGCAACACAACCCCGCCGAACCCGTCGGCGAGGTATTCGCCGCCCAGGTGACGCCGGCGGGGATTGTCATCAAGGCGCGATTTGCGAAAGTCGACGAACCCGGGACGCTGCGCGACCGGCTCGAGGAAGCGTGGCAATCGGTCAAAGCGAAACTGGTTCGCGGGTTATCGATCGGGTTCAAGCCGCTGGATCTCACGCCGATCAAAAAAGGCGACCCGTTCAGCGGGTTTCATATCAAGCGGTGGTTGTGGGCGGAACTGTCGGCGGTGACGCTGCCGATCAACACCGACGCGACGATCTTCAACATCAAATCGGCCGCGCTCGGCCTCACCTTGCCCGGCGTTACGGGCGTGCTCCCAGGACTTTCCATGCAGACCTATTCCGAACAAATCGCCGCCCATGAAAACACGCGCGCCACGGCCGTTGCGGCGATGGCGGCGCTGATGGCGGCGCCCGCCGACGGCAGCACGCTGAACAGTGACCAGGCGGCGACGTACGACAGCCATGCGCTGCGCGTCAAGTCGCTGGATGTTCACATCGGGCGGCTGCGCGAGCTCGAGGCGCTCAACATCGCGCAGGCGACGCCCGTCCTGGCGCCGGCGCGCGCGGTCGTGCAAATCAAGCCGAACGTCCCGAAGGGCACCGCGTTTGTACGGCTGGCCTGCGCGAAACTGGTGTGCAAGGGCAACGTCTACGAGGCGGCCGAGTACGCCAAGCGGTGGGACGATTCGACCCCTGAAGTCGCGCTGGCGCTCAAAGCGGCCGTCGCCGGCGGCACGACCACCGACGCGACCTGGGCGGCGCCGCTGGTCAATCAGAACATCGCCGACGATTTCATCGCGCTCCTGCGCCCGGCGACGATCCTGGGCAAGATCCCCGGCATGCGGGAAGTGCCGTTCAATACGAAAGTCCCGGCGCAGACCGCCGGCGGCACGTACGGATGGGTCGGCGAGGCGAAGCCGAAACCGCTGACGAAGCTGGCGTTCGCGCCGGAGTCGCTCGGCATGACCAAGGTCGCCGGGATCATCGTGCTGACCCAGGAATTGATCCGACTCTCGAACCCGAAAGCCGAGGAGCTGGTCAAGAAAGACATGATCGCGGGGATCGCGCAGTTCCTTGATGGACAGTTCATCGATCCGGCGGTGGCGGCGGTGGCGGGCGTGAATCCGGCGTCGATCACCAATGGGGCGGCGACCGCCGCGGCGACGACGAATCCGCTGGCCGATTTCCTAAGCCTGATCAGCCACTTCTCGACGAACAACATCAGCGTCAGCGGGTTGGCGTTCATCATGTCGCCGGCGAATGCGTTGTCGCTGTCGTTCCGGTCAAATCTGGACGGCTCGCCGGAATTTCCGGGGGTCGGCGTCGACGGCGGAACCTGGAAGGGGCTCACGTTCATCACCAGCAACACCGCCGGCGGCAATGTGGTTGCGCTGCAGCCGGACATGATCCTGTACGCCGACGACGGCCAGGTGACGATCGACGCCTCGACCGAGGCGTCGCTACAGATGGACAGCGCGCCGGCGTCGCCGGCCGACGCGACGACCGTCTACGTGTCGCTCTGGCAGACCAACCAGGTCGGGCTGCGCGCGGAGCGGTTCGCGAACTGGAAGCGCGTCGGGAACAGCGTCAAATACCTGACGGCGACCGCCTGGCCGGCGCCGACCGGCGGCCTCCAGGCGCAGGACCCCCCGACCCGCGCCGGCAAATAGGCGGATGCGGATCTTCGGGCTCGAGATCACCCGGGCGCCCACCGTGCGGGCGCCCGGGTCACCGATGCCGGGGAGCGGCGGCTGGCTGTCGGTCGTGCGCGAACCGTTCACCGGCGCCTGGCAGCAGAACCAGGAGATCGCCGCGCCGTCGGTCCTGGCGTACTCCGCGGTCTTTGCCTGCACGACCCTGATCGCCCAGGACATCGGCAAGCTGCCATTGCGGCTGGTCGAGCAGGACGACGCCGGGATCTGGACCGAGATCTGGAGCCCGGCGTTTTCGCCGGTGCTCGCCAAACCGAACCGCTACCAGATCACGCCAAAGTTTCTTGAACAGTGGCTGGTGTCGAAGCTCACCTGGGGCAACACGTACGTCCTGAAACAGCGCGACGAGCGCGGGGTGGTGGTCGCGCTCTACGTGCTCGACCCGCAAAAGGTCAAGCCGCTGGTGACGCCCGACGGCGCGGTCTATTACGAGCTGACGACCTCCGACCTGGCCGGCGTTGGGGGCACGGTCACGGTACCAGCCCGGGAAATCATTCACGACCTCATGGTCCCGCTGTTCCATCCGCTGGTCGGCGTGACGCCGATCTATGCGTGCGGCATGGTCGCGCTACAGGGGCTCAAGATTCAGGAAAACAGCACCAATTTTTTCGCGAACGGCTCGAGCCCGGGCGGCGTGCTCCTGGTGCCGGGGAACCTGAACAAACCCCAGGCCGAGGAGATCGCCACCGAGTGGGCCGCGAAATATACCGGAATGAATGCGGGCAAGGTGGCGATTCTGCCGAACGGCATTACGTATGAGGCGCTCAGCGTCAACGCGACGGATGCGCAGCTGATCGAACAGCTCAAGTGGACCGTTGAGCAAGTCTGCGCCTGCTATCACGTGCCGGCCGCGCTGATCGACTCGAGCCACCAGCCGCCGTACGCCAACAGCGAACCGCTGGTGCAGCAGTATTACAGCCAGTGCCTGCAGTGCTTGATCGTCGCGCTCGAGCTCGCGCTCGACCACGGGCTCGGCCTGGTCGACGTGCCGGGCAAGCGATACGGGACCGAATTTGATGTCGACGCCCTGATCTGGATGGACAGCACGACCAAGACGAAGATCGCGACGGACGCGATCGTCGGCGGCGTGTTGTCGCCGAACGAGTCGCGGGCGAAGTACTTTGGGCTCGGCGTCGTCGCCGGCGGCGATACCCCGTACATGCAGCAGCAGATGGTATCGATCGCGGCGCTCGCGAAACGTGACGCGTCGGACTGGCTGGCGCCGACGCCACCGCCCCCAGCCCTGCCGCCGGTCGTCGACGACCAGGACGACGCCGACGATCTCGATCTCAACGCGCTGACGGACCTCCTGACCGCGGACTGGGGCGCCCATGTCGAAGCTTGACGATTTCGCTGCTGTCGTGCGCCTGACGATCAAGGCCGCGCTGGCGCCCGAACAGGCGCGCAGCGCGGCGCTCGACCAGGCGCTGACCCAGGCGCGCGCGGAGCTGGCCGGGCTCCGCGAACGCCTGGCGATCGTCGAGGCGCGCGACCCGGTGCCCGGACCGGCCGGCCCGGCCGGCAAGGACGGCGAGGCGTTCACCGCCGGGGAGCTCGAGTGTGTGCAGGCGCCCGACGACCCCCGCCTGGTCACGCTGCAGTTCCGGCGCGGCGAGCTCGTCACGCCGGCGGGCCAGCTGCATTTCCGCGGGGTGCCGCAGTTCTGCGGCGTGCACCAGGCCGGCGCCCGCTATGAACCCGGCGACCTGGTGACGGTGCAGGGGTCGCTGTGGCACTGCAACGCCGCCACCAGCGACCGCCCAGGCACGGGCGCCGCGACGTGGACACTGGCCGTCAAGTGCGGCCGGGATGGCAAGGACGCGTCGCTGCTGGTGGGGCCGCGCTGATGGCCCTGGTGACGCTGCAGCAGGCCAAGGACTACCTGCGCACGGGGACGCCGGCCGGGCATCCCGACGACGCCGCGCTGGGGACGGCGCTCGCGGCGGCCGAGTACGTCATCCTCGAGTTTCTCAGCCCGACCGCCGAGGTCGCCGCGATCGTGGCGGCCTGGACGCCGGCGACGGCGCCGCCGATCGTGCCGCAGATGATCCTGTTCCAGACCGGCGAGTACTGGCGCTTTCGGGGCGATGACCTCGAGGGCGGCGGGCCGCGCCGCGACCTCGACCGCGGCGACCTCCATCCACTGGTCGTCGGCGCGCTGCGCCGGCTGCGCACGCCGGTGATCGCATGATGCCCGCCGGCCGGCGCACCAAGTACGTGACGCTCGAGGCGCCCGGGGCGCCGGTGCCCGACGGCGCCGGCGGCTACACCGAAACCTGGGCGCCGCTGAATCCGCCGGCGACCTGGGCGGCGCTCGACGCGCTGTCGGCCGCCGACATGGAACGCGTCACGGCCGACACCATCGTCGCCAGCGGCACCTACGCGATCACGCTGCCCTATCACCCGGGCGTGACCGTCGAAACCCGTATCACCTACGTCGACCCCGACCGCGGGCCGCGCGTGTTCCAGGTGCTCGGCCTGCGCGACCCCGACGAAGCCCGGCGCGAGCTCATCCTGGTCGCCGCGGAGGCCCAGCGGTGATCAAGTTCAGCTTGGACGGCGTCGCGGTCGAGCGCCGCAAGTTTACGCAGCTCCCGTCATTCCTGGCGGCGCGCGCCCAGGCGGCGCTCGAGGCCCGGGCCTCGACGGTCGCGGCGGCGATTGCCGCGGCCTATCCGGTCGTCAGCGGCGGCCTGTCGAGCGGCGTGATCGTGCGGTCGCAGCCGCGCAAGACGAAAGCCCGCGTGCTGATCGTGCACAAGCTGCGGCGGGCGCTGGCCTACGAGTACGGCTCCGTGCCGCGGCGGACGAAGAAATCGAAAGCGAACCGCGGCCGGATGCCGCCTAAGGCCGTATTCGTGCCGCGCATCATGCAGGCGCGGGTCGACCTGGTGCCGCGCATTGCCGCGATCATGCGGGCGGAAGGATTGACGGTCAGTGGTGGCTGACGCCAGCGCGGTCGACACGGCGCTGATCGCCTGGCTCGCCGCCGATGCGACGCTCGCGGCGCTGTTGCCGGGCGGGGTGCACTTCGGGCTGGCGCCGCAGGGCGTGACCGCGTTCGCGCTGGTGACCGTCGACGAAACGGTCGACGTGGCGGTGTTTGCGGCGGCGCCGGCCGCGCGACGGGCGATCGAGGTGATCACGTATGCCGTGCAGGCCGTGCTCCCGACCGCTGCGATGGGGCCGGCGACGCAGGCGGCGGCGCGGATCGACGCGCTGCTCGAAGATCAGCCGCTGACGATTCCCGGGTATAGCTGGCTGTCGACGGTGCGGGTCGAGCGCCTGCGCCCGGCCGGCGAACCCGACGCAGTCGATAAGAACATCCGATGGCAGCACGCCGGCGGGCGCTATCGGATCCAGGTAGCTCCCACGCCGACGGTTCAAGGAAAGGAACCGAGATCATGATTCTCAGCGGACGCGATGGCCTGGTGAAATGGGATCCGACCGGCGTGGGCGGGCTGACCGCGGAGGCGCTGGCGTCGATCAAGGCGTTTACCCTCAGCCTGGCGACGGAAAAGATCAACGTCACCTGTTTTCAGGACACGAACCGGGTCTATATCCCCGGGATGCGCGACATCAGCGGGACGCTGACCGGGTTCTGGAACTCGGATGACATGTCGCTGATCGAGGCGACCGCGCTGACGGCGCCCGGGATGCTCGAACTGATCCCGCACTCGAACGATCCCAGCGCGGCGACGCCGCACGCGTTCACCGGCCTCGCCTACATGGACGCGGAACTCGACACCGATGTCGAGGGCGCGCCGGCGCTGTCGGGGACGTTCATGGCGGCCGGGCCGTGGACCCTGCCGGCGGCGGCGATGGCGCGGCTGAGTGAACGGGCCGACCGGAACCGCGAGCGCGTCGCCGCGTAGCGGGCCGCCGTGCCGGGGCTCTTCAATACCGTCACGTTTGGCGGGAAATCCGGCGCGATTGTCTGGGGCGCGGGGGAAGCGGCGGGGCTGGGGCGCTGGTCCGTCAGTCGTGACGAGCACTTCCACTGGACGCTGTCGGCCCGGGTCGACCGGGTCGATAGCTATCGCCTCCGACAGCTGCCGCTCCTGTTCCAGGCGCCGCGCCTCGCCAAGCCCGTCGGGCTCTGGTGCTTTCCCGTGCTGCCGAAAACCGTCGTTGTGAATGGCTCGGCCCTGACCGCGAGTCTGGGGCCGCCGGAGGGGCGATGATTCCTGCCGTCGTGATGCCGCAGACCGTGACGTTACCGCTGGCCTATGGCTGGACGGTCACCGTGTGGGAGGAGCTCACGCACGGCCAGTACAACGACATGCGCAGCCGGATCTACTCCGAGTCAGACACCGGCACGCTGCAGCGCAACGTCGAGCGGTTTTTCGATGGCCTGGTGATCGCGTATCTCGTCGACTGGACGCTGACCGACGCCCAGGGCCAGCGCATCGAGATCCGCGGCCTGCGGCCGGAGGCGCTGCAGGATGCGTATCGCAACCTGCGCCAGTTCGCGGCGCTCGAGGTGCAGCGCGCGATCGAGGCGCATCACGAACGCGCGTCGGCCGCCATCGCCGATCTAAAAAAAACCGCATCTTCCGGCGCGCCGTCCGCAACGATCTCGCCGTATGCCGGCTCACCGGCCTGAGCTGGGACACCGTGCAGCACTTGCCCGAACACGTCTATCACATCCTGACCGCCGACCTCGAACGGTCGGCCAGGGGACGGTGACGCCATGCCCCTGACCGGCGCGCTGCAGGCGGATTTCTCCGATTTTGTCGCCGAGGCCAACAAGGCCAGCGCCGCGCTGGGCGTGATGGACGCCGAGGCGAAAAAGACCGGCACGACGCTCGCCAAGACCGGCGCGACCGTCGACGGGTTCGGCGCCGGCGCCGGCAAGTCGGCGGGCGGCCTCACGGAAATCTCGACGGCCCTGCGCACGATGGACCAGTCCGCCAACGCCGCCGGCGTGTCGCTGGCGAAGCCTATCGCCGCGATCGAGGAGATCGCGCAGGTCTCGGGCAAGAGCGCCGCGGAGCTGGGCAAGCTGGGCACGGCCGGCGCGGTCGCCGGCGCCGCGCTGGCGGGCTGGGGCGTCGGCCGGTGGATTGCCGACCTGACCGGCGCCGACGCCATCGTCGCGCGCCTGACCGCGAACCTGATGGGATGGAGTGACGCGGAACAGGCGGCTGGCCTCAACGCCGAGATTCTGGCGAAGGCCAGCGCGACGGCGGGCCGCGCGATCACTGACCTGACCGAGGCGCGCGAGATCAATTACAACGCGGTCAAGAAACACACGGCGGCCGTCGATACGGCCATCCATCGCCAGGCGCTGTGGGAAAAGGAAATCCGCAGCCATCGGGACGTGCTGCCGTCCATCACGGCCGCGATCGAGAATCACACCGGGACCGCGGAACAGCTCGCCAAGCAGTACGGCATGACCGCGGAGGCGGTGGCGTACTACGTCGCGAAAACGAAAGACCAGACGGCGGCGCAGGACGAGGCGACCCGCAAGACGGAGGCCGCGGCGGCGGCGCAACAAAAACTCCGCGATCAGATGTTCGGCGGCGACACGATCACCAAGGCCACCGAATACCAGGCGGCGCTCGGCGGCGTGCAGAACCTGACGAAGATGACGACGGAGGAGCAAACCAGGCTCAACACCGCCGTCGGCGAGGCGATCGAAACCTATAAGCGTTGGGGGAAGGACGCCCCGACCGAACTCAACAAGATCTATAACGCGACGGCCTCGATTGGCACGGTCACGACGGGGCTGGGCAGCGAATGGGCCAACGTCGGGACCAAGGTCGAAATCACCGCGGCGGGGATCGGCAAGAGCGCGGCAGACATTCAGGAGGAAATTCGCAAGTACAACGAAGAAACCCAGCGCATCATCGACGAGATCATCGCGAAATCGCAGGAGATGCCGCCACCGATCAAGGACACCACGGCGGCCGTGCAACAGCTCTCCGTCGCCATGCAGGATCTCGGACGCGTCAATCAGTCGGTGTGGGAGTCGATGGTCGCCGGTCAAGAGCTGATGGCGGCCTATAACAAGGCCGGCGTCGCGACCGGCACGCAAATCGCCACCGGCGGCTATCAGTTCCAGCGGCAGCGTGATGTCGGCGTCATGCCGACGGG